CTGATGAGTTCACGGTTGATTTCAGTCAGAATCTCGGTGCTGAGGATGTTAGCGAGTTCAGTCTCAGCGTCGAGTCCGTGAACAGCCTTCAGATCCTGAGCGAGTTCTGTGGTGTATTCAGCCTTCAGGGCACGAGTTCGTGCTTCAACAGCGATTCGCTCAATGCTGAACGCCATTTCACGGAAGGCAGGGCTTGCGGAAGAAGTAGATGCGTCAGCAGCACCCATTGTTTCAGCACGGCCGGTCAGAATACCACGGAATCCGTCCAATAGAGTTGCACCACTCTGACGAGCACCAGCAGAAGTAATTGGTGTAACACCATCAGATGCAAGTGTCGGTGCGTTGGTAGATGTGTTACCAGAACCGGAGAACTTAGCGAATGCCTCTTGGAAGAGAGCCTCGGAACCGTCTTGCGTGTCGTACTTAGACTTCATCGCAAAGATAAGACCGGTGGGAGCCGACATGGGCTGAACACCAGCGATATCGTATGCGAGCAAGTTTGGCATCGCACGACGAACGAGCGAGATCAGAACTGGATCATAACCTTGCAGGCTGCTGTTGGTTGCGGATGCGGCAGCAGAGACAGCAAAACCACCAGCCATTGAGTTGGCTGGAGTTTCGTTCAGCATTTGCTCACGCAGAGCGTTTTCTGTGTTTTCGAGAAGAGCCGCTGTGACTTTTCTCTTGTAGTGATCGTCGAGAGACGGGAGAGCAGAAGTCTCAAGAACGGGGTTCCACTTCTCCTCTAATTGATCGTATGGTGTTGCGTTTTCCATGTTTGTTTTCTCCTAGTATTAGTTACCTTCGGGTATTTATATTTTTTAGAAATTAACCCTTGTTAAAACGATTGTTTCTTTCGATTGCTTTGAGATAATGGCTCATTGGAGAGTTTTCTTCCGAGAGAACTCTATCGGGCTCGTGTGTTTCTTCCTCTTCTTTAATCAAAGAAGCGGTTTTCTTCTTGGAGAAGTAACTTTCACGAATACCTCTCAACTTACCAGCATAAGTCTCATCATCTTCAAAGGATACGTCCTCTGCGAGTGAATAAAACTTTTCTCTATCAAGATCAGTGAGTCCCTCAGAAAGAGTGGAAGTAATTTCACCCTTTCTGTAATTTTCAACAATAGCGAGAAGTTCACTATTAAGTTCGAGGGCTTCATCTAAGTCACCTTTAGTTTGCTCGTTTTTCTCAAAGAGATCGTCTAAAAGGTTAACCTTTGAGTCTGGCACTTCAATGAAGTGATTTTCAAAGAGACCCTTAAGGTCACCAATGAAACTTTCAGCGATCTGAAGTCTCATGCCAGTTTCAACAGCAAGTTTGTTTTCTTCCATCCAGTTTTCAACAACGTAGTTAAGATACTCGTCAACCTTACCTGACATACCTTCAGTCAGTTCAGCAACTTTTTCTTCAAGTTCTTGTTGAAATTCTGCTTTCAGATGCTCGGTGATAATGTCAGTTCTTCTGCTCACCTCAGCCTCAAAAACACCTTTGATTTTTGATTTAAAGGTTTCAGAAAGACCTTCACCGTCGAAGAGTTCTGAGAACACATCCTCTTGCACTCCACCGAGATCAGCGTCCGCTGCTTCTACACCGGCAGCACCAGCGATGGTTTTTTTGTTTTCTTTGGACTTGTCGTCGGCTTCGAGTGTACCAAGACGGGCACCTTTGCCTTCTGCGTCCATGTAAAGATCGGTATCCTCGAATGAATCAGTGTCCATTGTTGGAGTTTCTTCCGCTTCACGGATTGTTTGTTTTCTTGCCATTGAGTTATCTCCTTAGTGTATACTAATTTCTGGATTATTTATACAATTCATAATTTTGAGAGGAAGTCTTTGAATAGATCGACCGCTTTTTCTTCAAGTTGTCTACTTGATGTCTGTTTAATCTCTTGATGGTACTCGTGAATCTGCTTCTCTTGCAGAACACCGTTGCTCCAAATCCACTCTCGTCCCTCCATAATCCCATTAACAAAAGCGTTTGGTGCAGATGGATCGGCAACAATGTCTACAGCAGCGAGCATGAAGTCCTTTTGCACTTCATTAATACCACTTGAATTAACCTTAAGGCTTCCCATACCACGGGAAGAAACACCGAGTTTTGCACCCTCATCAATGAGGTTCATTGCAATTTTACCCATAGGTGTTTCCATGATCTTTGCTTTACCAACAATGTCATTTCCCTCTTGGTGTAAGTCTTTGATCATATGGGAAACTCTGTCCAAGTTCACAGTAGGACCTTGAGGGTGATTTAACTCACCCATCGCTCTGTTTCCTTGAACATATTGTTTGTTGTATTTTTCAACAACAGGCATCAGAACACCTGTAGGGTAGACTCTACCGTTTCGGTTTTTTTGCTCTGCCTGCATGAAGATACCTTCAATGAAGTAATTCTTCTTACCAGTTTTTTCGTCTGCCTCGCAGAGAAAATCAATATCTTCGTTTGTCTCTGTGATGAGTTTTAGTGCCATTAGTAGGATCCTCCCTTAGCACGATGCACTTTACCAGTCCCGACTTTCTTTTCTCGGGCCTCAGTTTCTTTGTGATCATGAGCACTTTGATGACCGTATGCTTCTTCTTTTACATCAACGTCTTCTTTTTTCATCGCTTGACCAATTTTTTTGCGACGATTGAGAAGATATTTGTCTGTATCATCTTCATCACCGTCGTTGTCGATGTCACCATCTTCTTTACCGACAGGATCAAGTTTTTTCTCATAGAATGTGTCGATGCTCTCTGCAAGTTTGCTCTTAAGAATAGAATCAATCATATCCTTGGCATCGCTCATTTTTCTTTCTGTAATTAACTTGATTACTTCTTTACTCATTTTCGGTCTCCTCAGAAATAATTGTTTCTAAAAGTCCGATATATTTTTCTCTAGATTCAAAAATTGTATCACGAAGGGACTTTTGAAGTTCTGGTGTCGGTAAGTTGTCGTGAACTTCTGATAAAAGTGATGCGATATCTTCGTTCACTTCAACACGCTCTCCATCCATCAAGTCAACATTGACAACCCCACCGTTTTCTAAACACTCAGAAATAACAGAAACAAATGCAACGTCTTCTTCAACTTCTTCTGTCGTTTCGGAGAGAATGGTTTTTGCCATTTCTTGTCGAAATGATTCCATTTTTTCTTCTATTTTGCTTTCTAAAGTCTCTAAAATTTGATTTGAGGCACTCTCGTCATCCCCAAATAAACTTTCTTTTATGATTTCGTTGCTCATTGTTGTTCCCCTGTTTCCTCTGGTTGCGGTGGTTGTATTTCACCTATTTGCATTTCTTGTTGGATCTCTGCGAAGTTCCTACTTATTTCAGATTCTGTTAATCCAAATACTTCTTTTCTTATGTAGGAATTTGAGAAATATCTACCGATATATGGTTCCATTCCAGCGGCAATACTTAGTTTTTCACGCATCAATTCAACCTGTTTAAGTTCTGAATAGTGTGAGTCGCTGTTGTATTTAAACTTAATTCTGTTGCGAATTTGATCGAAGTCTTCGATGCCCATCACACCAACCAATGAAAGTTGAACTCTCAACGCATCAATAAGTAATGTCGAGAATCTATTTCTTAAACGCTGAATAAATTTAGAGAATTTGACTTCATCTCTGGTGATTTCAGCCGATCTACCCATATTGAAACCACTGTCTGCTGCAAGTCTTGATGGTGGAACGTTCAATGCACGATACAGTTTTTCGAGCATATATTCAACGTCACGCATCTCACCAAGGTTTGTGCCACCCGGCAACGTTGTGATTTCTGTTCCCTTACCACCTTCTTTTCGTGGTAAGAAGAAGTCCTCAAGCATGTGGAAGTGATCTCTATCTTCTCGAATACTTCCTGTTGATTGATCGTATGTCAATTTATTTCGGTATCTCTTTGCGAGTCCCTCGATGTATTGTTGTGCCTTTTGAGTAGGCATGTTACCAACATCAACATAGAAAATTCTTCGTTCTGGTGCTCTGGAGATACGATAAACAACAGCGGCATCTTCGAGTTGACGAAGCATGTTTAGAGGACGAATTGCTTTCTGAAGATATCCAACCACTCGTTTTGAAGTGGAATCAATCAGTCCAGAGTGACAATAAAGAACAGAGTCTTTTGTCAAACGAACACCGCTCGCTCCTGTTTGAAATGTTGCACTTGTATCTCTGTTTGTATAGAGGTAAAATTCTTCAACCTCACCAACAGTCGGTGCTTCGAGGTATCCACCACCATTTTGAATTTTATTTACTTTTTTAACTTTTTTGATCTTTA